GTATATCCACCATATTGAGAACCATATACATTAGCCCTATAATTTGCTATAACGTTAGAAACAGATTCAGCAGACCAAGAACCATTAGAATAAGCTATAAGTAATCCGCTGCAACCTTTTGAACCATGTAATTTATAATAATTAGAATAATTTATACCATTTATTGATGTACCCGAATCTGTTGATGATGATAATGGAATTACAGATTCTGCTTCAACTATATCGCTAATACAATTATTAGAAAATGCAACTCTGGTATTTTGTTTCATTTTATGTGTATAACCACATGTAGACATAGTTATAGTTGTTTCTGCTGTGCTAGTAGAATGTGTAGCAAAATTTGTAACATATTCTAAATAATCTGCTGATTTAAATGATATATTTTTAGTTATATTTATTTCTGGAGATACAAGTTTGATTATCTCTTCATTTGTTAATATTGAAGAATCTGCAGTATTAGGTCTATAGGTTGTATCATCAAAATAACTAGGTATAACATATCCTTGAGTAACAACTGACCTATCTTCTCTTTCACGTTTAACTCTATATATTTGTACCCATTCAGCTCCTTCTGGAAAATTCTTAAAATATATTCTTGGGCGTAAACTATAAGATTTTATAGTAGTCCCGTCAATTTTACTTAGTATACTTGGACTAACAGTACTACCGTCACTATTAAGAAAATCAACGTCATGCAAACTTGGCATACGTAAATCAATTATCCAATGTGGTTCAGATACTTGTCCACGTGTATTGCCAAAAACTGCTTCAAGTCTATAAACTTCATCTCTTTGCCAACTTAACTTACCATCTTTCCAAGGACTAGCGTAATTTTTATAAGATAAGTCTGTAGAATCTGTCGGAGCTGTAACAAAAAATGTTTTATTATCATTTGATGTATCTAAAATAAAATCATCTGTAACAAAATCAATCTTTACATTTAAACCTTCTGCGCCAACTGTAATACCATTAGATTGATATTTATATGCATGCTCATCATCACCATCATTATCAGGATTATTAAATATATTTATACCATCATGAGTATCAACATAAGTATCCCAGCCTGCATCAATCCAACCATCTAAATCATCTGTAACGGGTACAGTAATTGTAGTATTTAATAAAGGATCTGAATCTTCAAGTAAAGCATCTACAGTATTATTATAATCATCCCAATCATAAGTTACTATAAACCCCATCATATAAGACACTTCAAGAGCTACAAAATCTGTAAAGAAATTACCTGTTGTTTTAGTAACATTAAAAGTTAAACGATCTAATACAGCATTATAACTCACACCAGAAAAATTAATTTCACTAAGAGTTGCACCGTAAAACTCTCCTGGGCCTAAACTATTTGTATATGAGCCAGCAATAACTTGACCAGTTGAATGAGTAGAATTAACTGCTGTTACATTGGTTATAGCATCTGGTGAAGTTAAACCTAAAAAAGAACTTAAATTATTTATTTGTACATATATTGTATTATTACTACTATATGAAAAAGTAACATTTGTTAAATAATCATATACTGTCCTGCTAGTACTAGTTGTATTAACTCTATGAACCATATCAATAGGATCATACCAATTTCTATAACGTATAGCACGACAATCAAAATCACCTATATCAAATTCTGATTTTTCTATATTAGCTGCAAATAACCTATTGTCTTTTATTGCAAGATCTTCACATTTAAATAGCTCAGTAGAAGATATATTAAATTCGTCTAAAGTTAATGAATTTATTGTGTCACCAATATCTGTAATATCTACAGTACTTGGCGATACACTAATTTCAATTTCATTAGCAATACTAATAGTTGGTACTGCACCAAATGCAGGATAATGTATACGAACTAATCTTAACCTATCATAACCATAATTATTATTAGTAACACTAATTTTAAAACCTTTACCTGTTTCAGTACTTTCAAAATCACCACGATAATTAAGAGTATTACTTAAAAAATCATTATCATTAACTACATGATATATATCACTAACAGGTGAAAATACAGTAGAAGCTCCATTCAATCTATATAACTGATATGAATATTGCACCATACCACTCATCAAATGACCACTAACAATACTTGATAATGTAGGTTTTGATGGAGTAAACAAAGGTAAAAACTCAAACATTTCTGGTGACATATAATTGTCAGCTGTATACGCTTCACCTGTTACAGTTAAGTTTTTAGAGAAATCAGCATACCTAATATTATTATATGTATCAGTCCAATAACCTTTTTGTATTGAAGATGTTTCATATTTTGAAACCATCTTTATTTTATTAGCGGTACTAAAATTTAAAGTACCTGTAGAGTTGTTTAAATTATCATCATATAATTTAGTTAAACTATCAACCTTTTCGTTTTTTATATCTAATTCTAATTTCCAAATCATACTGTTACCACCATCTGGTGCAGCATCAGTATTATTAGTAGTAAATAAAATTAAATAATCTCGTATTCTACCAGCCCCACATATTAATTGGCCTTCAGGTAATTGCTCTGAATTACTTAAATCTAATACTTTACCAATACCAGTAAATGCGCCAACTCCACCAACACCAACAAAAACATCGCCATTAGAATAATCTACACTGTTATAATTAATTGTTCCTAATACGACTAAATAATTATTACCAGCAACGATACTATCTTCACCAGTTAATAGATTTTCACTAATTAATTTATTACCTTTAATATTTTCAAAAGCTCCGCTAGATCCACCATCACTAGTGACTAATCTAAAATTATAAGCTTCAAGATACGAATCTTTAGATATTAATGATTTATCAATATCTTGATTCATACCTTTTATAAAAGTATTAACACTTTGCTTATTCATTATTATTATAAATAACTTGTTCCTGACCCATTGTAGAGAAGAAAGAATCGTGTTCACTAAATTCTTCTACTAACCTATGCCATGTATTTTTTATAGATTCTATTTGTCCTGCGCCATTAGGCATCATAATATTACCATATGCTTGCTTACAATAGAAATTCCAACTACGTTTAGCATCAGTATACACAGCATCACGTACCTGACCACTTCTCCACTGTGGATACAATAGCTTCATATTTATATACCAATAGATAGCTTCAATGATTCCTTGATCATCTGGTATTAGGGGATAACCTTGAGTATCAGTAGGGATAGCTTGATATGCTAACATTAAGTAACCAGTTTCAACATTTGTTTTTACATACCCTTGTTTAATTAAATATGTATAATCACTTGTACTTGTGCTACCATCAGTATATATTGTACTAGTTGTAGGGGTAATCATTGCTGATAATACAGAACGTATATTTGGTTCAGCGTTTAATTTAGCTAAAGCAGCCTCATAATCTAAACTATATAATGTCATGCACAAAGTAACTAAATCTGATTCAGGTGCTGTATATTCTACATTATTTGTTTCTGTTCTAACAGAACCATAATCAAAACTACCAGTAGCATATCTCATAGAATAAAATGGACCAGCTGTAGAACTAGCATAACCTATTTGAATTAAACTATGAAAATCACAAGGTAGTTTTACTTGATAATTACTTATAGCAAGTAAAGGATAACCATCTCTACCCAATACTTTATTTTCAAATATAGGAAAACCACCTATTTTTTCTAAAGCTTCTCCAGCCCATTCTATCATATCTGATATTTTATGATCTCCTTCTTTTAAGTCTAAGTCGGAAAGTACTTTCGATATGACTCTTTTTACACTAGTTAAATTGTATACCATCTTATTATATTATTCATCTTTCAAAATAATCTTTTTTGTTTTCTTTAATAGCTTTTGCTAAATACCTTTTATTAGTTCTAGTAAACACTAATCTATAAACAAATTTATTTTTTACACGATATGGTTTAGTCCAAAAAAAAGTATATCCAAAACCACCTGTGTGTTCATTTAAATTAAATATTTTCTTACCAAATTTAACACTAGATTTCCAGTCTATTGGCATTTTATTATTTAATTTTGTTTTCTTTTTAATTATAAATACTTCACCTAACGCATATGGCAATTTAAATTTTATACCCTCATCTATTATTGCCTTTGATATTGCTTTATAAAACATTGAACAAATGTCAACATATTCTGCATATGTTACATAATATGGAGAAGTTTTGGGTATATTAGAAATATAACTTCTATACATGTCAACAAATGTATATGGGTCTTGTACAGCATTTTTACCACGAGAAAAAAACATTATTGTTTAATATTTGGTTCTGTTGATCCTGAACTATCGTTAGTTAAATCACTATTCATTTTATATTCTATACCTAATTCATTTTTAAGTATCATTTCTTTTAATACTGGTAATATGTTAATTGGTATAGGGTAAGCATCGTTAAGATTAGAAGATCTAGCAGTACTCATTTTAGTATTTACAAAGTTACTAACTTCTGTAGGAACTTCAAATAAACCACGAACACTTATATATTTTAAAGGAGATACTGAAAGCAAATATAAATATTGATTTCTTAAAAATACTAAATTATCACAACTAGTATATTTTTTGTATTGCTGCCACATTGATCTACCTTCAGGTATAAATTGAAACTCCATACCATCTATAGAACCAATATATGTAAAACCTGATTTGTGATTTAAGTCTATAGTTTTAGGTACAACCAATTTTGTTTTCATCATATATGTATTTGATTCAAATATAGATGGTTCTGCTCTATCTACTATTTCCAATTCTAATGAAGGAATATCTTGAATATAATCAGGATTAGGCATTTTACCTTTATCCAAATCTTGTTTTATAAGTAAAGCTCTATATTGATGAACCCATGCTTCTAATTGTCTTTTAGATATAGGTTCACTTCTACTTACTTTAGCTTGTCTGATTATTTTAAGTAAATCTGTAATAATCGTATTTAAAGTTACAAACTTTATCATTATCTTTTACTTTTAAATTTAAAAATAGTAGCATCAAATTCTACCCCAAACGTATTTGTTATTGGTTGCCAACCTGCAGCTATTCGTCCTTTGTCCCAAACATATGATAACTCTAATTGAATATTATTTATATTATTAAAATTAGCACTATCTAAACTATGATTATATATAGGAAAGTATACACCAAACTGTACATATTTATTGTACCATGTTGTATTATCTATATTATTTATAGTAGTAGTAAAAGGAGTTTTAATCATGTAACTTAGCTGACGTTCTACTGGAGTATTTTGTGTAATGGTTACAGAATCTTGTATTGCTATAGTATCATTTTCAATGCGCCAACCATATTTATACACTGAAAAAAAATCTGATAGTATATTTAAAGTATCAATTTCTCTAGGAACTAATACTGTATCCCCT